TAATACGGTTTTTAAGGCTGAAAAGCCAAACGATGTATCATGGTTTCAACACAAATAACATGACAAAATTAGAGGCAAAACAAAGCGGATACACCCACAATGGGTTAATGTATGGGTTTATCCCAATTTATTTAAAACATGATTATTGGGATATTGATGTGGTCGGTAAAAACAGGTTCTGGGATTTGATTTTAGATGTGTTTATATTCGTAGACAATATATTCTCAATGACAGATGGTTTTTGTGTTTGGGAGGGTGAAGAATTATGATATACTACTTAACCCCATTCGACAATGAAAAACAGATAGGACGGTCGCACAACATCCATTGCGCCTGTGTGCCCAATTCAGACGACTGGATATGTATCACCGATTCAGACGTTCTTTTTTTGTTACCCGATACGAAAAAGCAAATTTCGGACATTATAGAGAGACACGATTTTGATGTTTACGGATGCTTGACAAATAGAATAGGTTCACCCCACCAACAGGCGGACGGATTTTCAGAAAATACCGACATTCTATACCATAAAAAATTAGCCCAAAAACTGCAAAAAGAGCGTTATTTTGACGTAAAGGAGACTAAAATTAACATTGCGGGCTTTCTTATGGTATTCCGGAAAAAGACCTGGGAAAAGTACAAGTTTTCCGACAATTCAATACGGTTCGATTCGGAATTTACCGATAAGGTGATGAGAGATGGTGGAAAATTGGG